GCAGAATCTATTTCTTCATTTTCTCCTGGACTTTTGGATGGGGTGGATATACTGGCAAGGCTATGTATGGGACTGAATGACTCATGTGCTTCAGACTCTTTGTCAGAAAGATCCATCGTCCTCTTAATGGCTGGCCATATGTCTGAAGACTTTATAAGATGACGCAGTATAGACCTGCTTCTGGTCTGGTTGAAGGAATCTAGTTGGTTAAGAGATGCAGTTATTCGTGAGAAGGCCGACTGTTCATCACTGTCTTTTATTATTCTTACTGTACCAATCTTTTTTTCGAATTCTGTCGTTACTATATCTGGGTCTAATTCCAACATGGAGGTGATCAGGAAGTATCTTTTAGTGATTATGCCCTGAAGTCCTAGCTTCAGCTTCATAGCTTCAAGGGTCAAGGTCTCTAGTTCGCCCCGAGACGTTAGTATTGATATCTGAGCTCTAGATATGGATGAACATGTAGAAGTGCTGACGCTCAGCGGTTCCTCTATCTCTTCAAAATATTCAAGCTCCTTTCTATATTCTTTGGTGTTGTTAACTTCACGATGTATTATTTCTGAAAAGTCATTGAAAAGGTCATCTTCATCGTCAGGGAATATATCATCGAGGTCATCTGGAACATTGAACATTAGTTGGCTGATCTCGCCATTGTCATACTCCATGACTTTCCTTGACATGTCTGGATCAGGATCATCAGTGTAGTCTATGTTGACATTTTCCTCTTCTAGGAATGACCCCACTATATCCTCCATGTCCATTTCATGATGACTTGTGTCTCTGAAGAATGCTTTTCTCTCTTCTAGGTTCATTAAACAGTCCCTACTTGTTTCTATCAGGTACATGTTGGTCTTAATAGCTGGGTCATCAGACAATATTGTCAGTATGTGTTCTTCATCGTAGTCAGAATCCAATGACAGCATCAACACTCCGCCAATACTAACTATCCTGCACATGTATTCTCTGTCAGTATCGATATCAGTGAATATGTACTTGTCTTCACCGTCCACCACAGGCATCCTCTCGTGTCCAGCCCTGTCCCATTCTGAAATGTAGTGAACA